AACCACCAGATACGATTGTTGGTGCAGAATTAATTCTTCCATCCTGAATACTAATATTAGCTGTTGCACCTCTTCCATTTCCGGTTAAGGTAATTAGATTTACTCCATTGAATGTAAATGAACCATTTCCTGGAGTATATCCAATACCAGCATTGCTGACTGTCAGTGTTCCTGTTGCCGATCCTGCGGTTCCTACCAGGTTACCAGTTGCATTTGTTCCAAGTTGAGAGAATGTATTGCCAATTTCATAAGAATCTATGACAGTTTCTCCTAATCCAACTCTAATAGTTCTAGATTCAATTTCCAATGGATCTGGCATTAGTTTTGGAATCTGAGAATTACCCTCAGAAAGTTCAGGACTGTAAAGTTCAACATTACCAGTAGTTTCAAATTCTGCTCTATAAAGAGTATACTTAAGGTCTTCCCACTGACTTGGTTCCCATGTAAATGCGTTTTGTGATTTAAATAGAGATCCTAAAGTTGGTTGTGTTGCAACAAAGTCATCCGAAACTAAATCATTCTCACCAACTCTCGAAATGAAGACTTGATATTTTGTCGAATTTGATAATAGAACAATACAATACTCATTTCCACCCTCAACATAAACAGGTGCCTTAAACGGAATATTTGTTGCAATTGATCCGTCAGCTGAGGTTGATATCTCATCTGGATCCAAAACTACTTCAGAGAATGGCAGAATCTTCTGTGAAGGATGTCCACCTTCCATCGGTCTAATCTGACAAGTGACTGGTATGTCCATGTCATCTTTAGAACTAAAGAATAAATCACAACTGGTTAAGAATGTTCCAGTGTCTTCACTAACATAGAAAGACTGTGCCAGTGGATCTCCACGTCTTCTTCTTGGTCGTGGTCTTGGACGTGGTGGTGGTGGAGGTGGTGGTGGAGGTGGCACCCACCATGTCCAACTATTGACTACTCTACTTTCAATAATTGCAGTATCAACAGATCTAATTGGTTCTGCCTCAGAGAAAATTTGTACATCAACTCTTGCATTTCTTACAGAGAGTACAGTTTCTTGTTTTGATTCAATAGTGCCTGAAGAATTGAATTCTTCTTCAGCAACTGTAGTTGATGCTCTTTGATCATTATTAGGATCATTAACCAAAGTCAGAGTCTTAGTTCCAGATTCAAACGATGGGAAACTAGAGTTATTTGGATTTGGAATAAAGAAACTGCCAATCAGAGTTGCACCCCTATCAGATATCAATCTGATACCAGTAATAGTAGCAGTTGCTCCACTTGTTGCACCTCTCAGTGCCATTCCAGTTCCTACCCATCCAAAGAAATCTCCTCTTGCTTGTTCTGCCAATGCTGCAGTATCAACATTTAAGAGAGTTGAGGTAGAAGAATAGGTTGCACCAATTGGTTGATTGGTATATGGGTTCTCTGCATAAGTTTTCGTTGGAGTATCAAATGCACCTTCCTTATGATTAAGTTGAGCAACTCTAAATCTGATAGATGGATCAGATTCTTCAGTAGAAACTTGGTTTCCACCTTGTCCTGTTCTAATTGTTACACCTTCAATAGTCTCACCAACCTGGAAAGTTCCAGAAATCATTGAGATTTCAAGTAATTTTGGAATACAATACTTGGTTACATCTACACCATCAAAGAAAGCATACATCGTTGCAAGTGGAAGAACCTGCTTAGCAGTAAATTCTACGTTACGAGATCTCATGTAAGGAATGAGATCTCTGCTTACAGTTCTATCCCCAACAGTAGATTGATCAAACTGTTCAAATACTGCAGTTGCTTGACCATCTCTGGTTCTAGTTCCAGTTCTGGTTGTAGTCCTCAGAGTTTCTTCAATAACATCAGTTCTTCTATGTCTCCAATTACCAAGAATGTGAGTTTCATTTCTTCTTCTATCTCTATCAACAAAACTTGATCCAGTCCAGTTTTGTTCCCAAGAATCCCAAATGATAGGACCAAATCCAGTCTGAGGATCAATATCACCAGACTCAACTAAATCATCAAATGTTCTTGCGTAATCTCCTTCAACACCAATGATTTGAGGTTCTAATCTAACCGTGTCTACCCAAACATCAGATGCAGGAACCATTTCTAAAGTTCCTTTCCAGAAACTCTTCAAGAAAGGAGTTACACTTTCGGATCTTGTTCCAAATGTCTGTTTTATGAGTTCTCTTTCTGCATAGTCAAGAGTCAGAATACCATTCTGCTTTCTGACATTAGTTCCTTCAATTGTATTAAAGTTTACATCTTCATTAGAAGTATCTCCAATAACTGGACCGAAAGCTAAGTCAAGTGCAGTTGTGTAGTGTCTTGGTCTCAGAACCTTTGATTTTCTATCAATAGAGTTATTAATAGGAAGTAAAGTATCTTGAACTTTGAAGTCTGTAAAATTATCTACAAAGAATCCTGACTTAAATCTATTAAGACCTTCATTATCTTCAACAAATAAGTTAGCAGTTTCTACTTCAAGGAGAGACAGTGAGGTATAATACTCAAGATTTCTAATTCTATCTTCAAGTTTTTTGATATCACGCATCTGATATCTCTTGTATTCCAAGAATTTGATATCAGCTGTTTTTGGATCATAAAGATATGGTGGCAATGAAACCTGTGCAATTTCAATTGCATCTTCAATTGGATTTGGTCGTTGAGGGCTGTCGGAAGGAGTTCCATAAACTACCTGGAAAGTTCCTCTCTTTGTTAAGAAAATCCTATCAATTCTTCCCTGATAGTAAGAATAATCTAATCTAATTCCTTCATCAGAAGCTAATACATTGGGTGCGGATTGTCCAGCAGCATTAAAAGATCTTCCAAAAAATTCTAAAGGAGATCTTACACTTTCACTTACAGTATAATCAGAAACTCTTGGTCTGATATCAATAATATCAGTTGTTCTATTTCCATCAACTATTTTAATATCACGATTATAATCAAATTGCTTGTAAGACTCTACTGTAGTAATGTCACCATCATCAGTTGGATCAAAATATGCATTAGAGAAATAAACTTTAATTTTCTTAGAAGGTTCTGAAGAGTTTGGTCTCCTTTTAAGTCTTCCATAATCATAGAAAGTATTTTCTTGACCAGACTTAAATGTAAAGTTTGAAGATACGTCTCTATCCAAAGATGTATTTGCAGATATTACTGCAGTGACACCAGATTCTTTGAATTCTACAGTTTCACCTTCTGTAAATCCAATTGCATTCTTAAGTGTATATCTAATAGTATTGCTATTTGTAATTTCAACAGCAACTGCAACACTACCACTTGTCTGTCCAACTAACTGCTCACCAATTAGAATTTCTGCAGTAGTTGTTGATTGACTATTAATAGTCTGAAGAGTTAATGAAGGTGCAGAAGGATCATCGGTTCCTGAAGATTCAAAGATTCCATGAATTTCTACAATATCAGGAACATTCAGTGAAATCTCTTCATCTTCAACTCTAGTTCCATATGGATAACTTCCATAAACCAGTCCATTATTGAGAGTTGTTGCGCCAATACCAGATCCCTCAAGTTTTGATTTATCAATAATAATAGAATTAACTCTATTTTTAATCTTAACTTTTGATTTTGGTTTAATTTTTTTCAGTGAAGCAACTAAAGTAGATCCAACATCATTAGACCCAAGATTTCTAATCTGAAGAGCAGAACCATCAGTACTGATATCAATCATATCAGAAGTAAGTGCTTCTGTAGTTCCATCAGACCTTGTAAGTAAATATCTTTCCTCATCAAATGGAAGGAAAGTTTCATTATTATCTGCTGTTACTCCATTTCCACTCAACTGATTTGCAGAAATATTAACTGTGAAAGTCTTTCTAATTGTCAGTGAAGCATCTGTCAATGACAAAGATGCGATATTATCTTTTGGAAGTGCTGTAAAAAGAGTATCATCAGATGATGGTGATAATTGTGTTCTTAGAATTCTAAGATCAGTTACTGATAATACAGTAGATGGCAATCCTCCAGCAGCAATACCTCCTACAGACTCTACACCCTCAACAGCAATTGAATTGGCAGTAACTCCTGTTACTCTTGCGATGATAGGATCATCTACAGCAGTATCAGTATATTCAACTAAATCATTTTCTTTAACGACAGTTCCGGGGAACTTTGGATTATTACTAATAATAGTACTAATTCCATTTGAAGCAGAACTGACTGTAGCAATTCCAACAACAAAAGAGGTTGATGGAATAACATCCGCACTAAAAGTATTGATTCCAGTATTTCCACCACCACCAAATACAGATCTAACATCAGAAATGCTATGTGTATTAACTGCTATTGCAATTCTTCCATCAGGAATTCCATTAAAAATTAGTCTTTCATTGGGGATAAAAGAACCACTAGTTTCATAAACAGTTACTGCAGTTCCTGCAGTAACTTCATGTCTCAAGAAACCAGTAGCTCCACTATTAGCACCCTTTACATGAGTTGGAATACTAAGATTAATTGCTTGGTTTAATGTAATCTCTGTGGTAGTTTGTATATCATACAGACAGAGATTCCATTGATTTAAATTTGCGTTAGATGTATCATAAGATCCAGACTCAAGTCTAAAGTCATATACTCTAGCAACTCCAACTTCTTTTCCTGGATGAGTAACGGGATCTTGTACAGAACCAACCCTTTGATCTCTCAAACTTACAAAATAAGTATTACCAAGTCCAACAGTTGGAGATCTAAAAACTCTATTTAAAGTGAGAGTAGGACCAGTATTGTAAATTAAATTCTGACCTTCTAAAGTTCTTGTAGTTCTTGGTTTATCAAAATCAATAATTGTAGAACCAACTGTTTCTACAGCAAATCCTTTGACATATGCTTTTCCTGGAGATACTTTATATACACCAAGATCCTCAGAAACTACTCCGCCAGTTGGAGTAGTTTGTCCTTCTTCATACAAACCTCTATTACCGAGATGATCATTTAGAGATTCTAATGCTCTGATTGTAAATGGTTTTACATAGTAATCGCCAGACTCTTCAGAAGTTCTCCTTGCTAAAGTCTCTTCAATGTCTTTATAAGCTACACCTCCAGATCCTATGGTAAGACCTTTTTTAGATCTATTCACCATTACACCATTTTCAATGGTTGCTAGGTGAACAAAGTTATCATCATTAAAATCTGTTAATGGTTTTTTGAACAGAGACGCAGTTATTCTAAGTCTATCTGCACCTGGAGCAGAGTAGTTACTGAAACCCTGAGAATTATCATTTAAAGTTTCATCAATATCCGAAGTTACAATCTCTTCTGTAATGAAAAGACCTACTCTATAACTTGGTCCATTGCTGTATTGATCAAGAATCAGAGTCTCAGCAGAAACATTAACAAAAGAACCTCTGATAAAATAGACACCTTCTGCAATATCAAATGATGAACCATTTGCAGTTGCATCAACGTCTATAGTTGACGCAAATGGAGAACCAGCAGGAATTGAAGAATTTCCAAGAAGACCTGAATCAATTTGCTCACTGCAAATTAAAGTTTCTCCATCCAAAAACTCTACAGTAGTATTATCTACAGAACCTGCATTTAAATAATTAATATAAAGTGTCAGATTTCCATTATCAGAATCTTCTGGATAAAGAATTTTATCAACAAACGCAGAAACCCCTGATCTATCTCCAGTAATTCTTGTTCCTACTAACTGATCCGCATAAGCAGAAACTGGAACTCCTTGATAATTATTCTGCAACTGAATTCCATAATATTGACCATTATAATTAGTATTTCCTGGAATTACAGCAGCACCTTCTTTAAAAAAGTGTTGACCAAATTTTTCAATCTGGTTTTGTAATATTGATTGAAGAGATGTTAGTTCTCTTGCTTGAACTGGATACCCTGGTTTGAATAATACTTTATAATAATCATTTTGCGCGTCAAAGTCGTCAAAGTATGGGGATACATTGAGGTTCGTTTGTTGTGGCATAATTCTTTAGAACTGCAAAATAACTTTTATGTCTTCCTTTTGATTTGACGATCTTGTAATAGAAGGTCTATTATCAACGTAAACTATACTACCAGAGTGTTTCTTGACCTCAGAATTGGCAACACCATTTGTAAAAGTTTGACCAAGATAGTATGTCCTATTATTTATTACGGTAGATATACCTGTAAAGTCTGTATCAATTGTCAAGTTTAATCCAGTAGATGGAGTAACAGTTAAAGAACCACCCGATCCTGGAGTTGCAGTAAACTCTTGCAACTCATACCCATAAGTTGGATTTGTTTGTCCAGTTCCTACAGTAGCAAATCCTGCCAGTGATCTATCTTGCCAGAATTTAAGAACTCCAGTTGTAGAATCATAATTTACAACTCTACCAACAGCAGTTGTTCCTGTAGAAATAGTTTGTGTAAAGTAAGAGTCTGGATCAAATGTAGCTGTGCTATATCCAGTTCCAACTAATTTTAAAGCACCCAGAGCACTTGCTTTATCTGCGGTAAGAAGATTAGTTGATCCAAACTGCTGAGGATTTTCTACAATACCAATCCTTGCAATTTGATTTCCTGTTATAAAATCTGGGTTGGTGTTGTCGTTCTCAATTCTTGAATAAAGAAGCACATTATATGCACCAAGTTCTCTGTAGATATTTGCACCATGTCCACCTTGAGGTGGAATAATTACATTAAACTCTGGTCTAGTAGTTCCTGTAGGAACTCCTCCTGCAACAAAATCTACACTGCCGTAAGTATATCCTGACCCTTGATCAGAAACTGTTATTGAACCTACCTGTTGATTACCATCAATTGTAATAGTACATTCTGCACCAGATCCGTCACCTCGGATTGGAACATTGGTGTATGTTGTATTTGCAGTTCCTAATCCAACACCTCTATTAGTAATGGTGATGATTTTGATTGATCCATCAACAGCATTTTCTCTAACTGCAGAGTTATCTGCAGAAGTCAACCATTCGGAAGGAACTGGAAGGTATTCTGTTGATTCAAATTTGGCAACATCACTTGGTCTGATACTATAAAGATATTTCCAAATATAACCGTCACCACTTGTTCCCGCAGATCTTGGTTCTAAATCAGTAAATGTTGGTTCGTCCAAGGATGGTTTAGCACTTGGATTATCTGGATCAATTCCGTTATGAAGGCAAATATAGACTCTAAAATCACTATTCATTACAATATAATTTGCAAGATATAATGATGTAGAACCAGAGACTACCGCAGTATTTGTTCTGCTGTAGTCATGACGATACATGTCATAGGTAGTTCCAGAAGACCAAACTCTCTTAGGAACAACTTGCCTAATGTCTGCCGCATTAATTTTTTTGAGAGCAACCATTGTGTCCCAATAATCACTCTCTTGATCAAAATTATCTTTAGGAGATGGTGGGTCTTGATTCCAATCCTCCTGATAATCTGCAGGATTTGGTAATCCAATAAAAGAATAGTAAGAATTACTAGAATTAGTAACTCCAGCTACAAAATTTCCTGCATTTAATATTCTAATCTGATCAGTTATAATGGCAGCCATTTGACGGACTTTTTTCTTTATTTAGATAAGATTTATTGACGTTTTGTCACCATTCTATTGGTTCTTGGATACTTTACGCCATTAGTTGTTGCTTTTCTCTCTCTATGGGTATATCTAGGAATAGATACCCCAGTTTCTGGTCTTTCTTTATGATAGAATAGATATTTATTATCAGCACCCTGAAGGTCGGTATCATCAGTGTGACCACCACTGGTTGTGGTCATTTGATCATCTTTTGCATGTTGATTTATATAATCCATAACATCACTCTGATTCATGTTTGGATATTGTTCAAGTAAACAAGCAATAGTACCACAAACTTGAGGAGATGCCATACTAGTGCCATTATATTTTACAAGTTTGTATGAAGTATTTCTTAGATCAGGTTTTGTTGGGCCACCACCACTATCATTATGAACAGAAGATATTATCCAACGTCCTGGAGCAAATACATCAACTCTTGGACCACAATTGCTAAAAGTTGCTTTAGATTCATTTACTAATGAACTTACTGCACCTACGCAAACTACAAGTCGTTGTCCACCGACACCAGTCTTTGAAGTAGAGGATTGCCAATGTCCCCTATTATAATAGAGAGCAGATCCTCCTTGAGTTCTGTTATCCCAATCAGTACCATCTTCAACGTCTATCTTTAAAGATCCGTTCCCAGCAGCTCCTACAAGAATAATCCCATCATCTACAAGATCTTCTATAGTTGGAAGATATTGAGTGAACTGACTTGTTGATATTGGAATAAAAAGTACTTCTACTCCAGAACCACTAGGGTGAAGACCATAGTGCCTTATTCCATATGAGTCTAATTGTGCGTCAGTAAATCCAGATTCGGGTGCATTATACGTAGTTCCTCGATAAACAACTCCAGTAACAGCAGATCTAGTTTTGTAAATATATGAACCAATACTGCTATTGACGATGGTTGGATTTCTTCTACCAGTTTCTGGATTTACTGATTTTTGATTGTGCCAAGCTCTTACATAATCATAAGCAACGTCACCCGCTGTCGGTCCAGAAAATGGATCAATATAATAAATGTTAGCATCTCTAGCCCAACCTTGAGTGTTTCCTGCTACTGTTCCAGCAACATGAGCTCCATGATTATCATCCTCATTCTGCAGATCAGTTCCAGATCTATAAGTGTAAGTTCCGTTTGATCCACCTGTAACTTGACTTGTTAATGATAACCAATTAAATTGCTGAACTCTAGTTCCACCAGTACCGTCAGGATTAACAGCAAACTCAGGATGATTTGGATCAAACTGACCATCAACGATTACAACATCTACATTTTTTCCTGATGATGTTGTTCTAATAGTATCACTTACGGCAGTAGTTCCATCGTCACCCCAATTTGCAACTTGAGAACCTAATATGCATCGATATAGTCCCCAATTTTTCATAGTACTCGAAATAGTACTACCTTTATACCAGTTTGATGATGTTTGTTCCCATAGTGGTCGGGTTACTACCAAATCTAGTAACTCTTGACTATCAATTCCTATAACTCTATCATCATTCAATAAAGATTCAACTTCACTATCTTCCAAATCATATCCAGTAGTTCTACTAATGGGTTTTCTTTTGTAGCAAGTCACCTCCCTATCAGGTATGGTAGAACTACCACCTGGGGTTTCCATCTCATTATAAAAAGCATCAATATCAGTTCCTTTTTTTACGGTTACTAAGTACTGTGTCATCAGTCCTCCATCTTAACTACGGTTAAATCGACAGTTATAGTGGCAGAACTAGATTCATTATTAGTTACTGCTGCATAAATCGAACTTCCAATAGAAACCTCATTATTCCATCCAATAACACCAGGTGTCATTAAGAAAGTGCTTATTCCTGCAGTTTCTGTCCTAACTTCTGCAATCAATCCAGATCCTGGAGAAGGATCTGTTAAATATGATCTACTTGCATCCGAAGTTCTTGATGCTGTATCAACATACAATCTAACCCATGCAGCACTACTAATTCCAACTTTGAGTAGACCATAGGACTTAAATCCATCAATGTCTAAGTTTGTTGTGGCACCTGCTCCAACAGATCCTGTAGTTCCAGAGACTTCCGTTCTTACACCAACTGCTGGTTCAGTTCTTGGTATAATGTAAATAGGACCACCCATATTAGGGTGTGATGTACATTGATAGTAAAGTTTGTTTGGAGCATCAAACTGAACATCCCAAGTTAAGGTTGATCCAGCACCAACATCATTAGTTGGAATACCATCATTATATTGAGTTCCAGTAGAACCATTTGGAGTGCTTTGAATTCTGAATGGGTGTCCACCAGAATTGTTATAGAACTTATACTGTTGTCCTCTTGTCAGATACAATGCAGGATCATTCTCAGCACCAGTTAAACCAGGTCCAGTAAATGTGTAATGATTAATCCCATCAGCACCTAAAGTCCATTCTGAGGTATAAGTTGCAATTCCTGCAACTTCTGAATAATCACCACTACCACCACCGCCTCCAGAAGCAGCAGCAAAACTTGCTTCACCATTAGCATCAACAGTTAGTACATGACCTTGAGTTGGAGTTCCACCATTATCTTTGAGAGTAACTCCAATACCTGGAATACTAAACTTGGTGATATTCGAATCACCAATAATTACTTGATTAGATGTAGATCCTGAAGAAACTTGAGCATTATTTCCAAGTATTATATTGTTAGATCCAGTAGTAACTCCTCCACTGCTGTGTCCAATAGCAATATTTTGATATCCAGTACTAACTGAAGTTAAAGAGTTATGTCCTAAAGAAAGATTGTGATCTCCTGTGGTATAAGGACTGCTAGAAGGACCACGACCAGCCTCTACACCAATATGAATACTGTAATTACCGGCACAATATCTAGCAGCCCTGTAACCAATACCAATAATACCCTGGCTATTCCCACCTTGCTGTAGGTTCTGAACACCAATACCAATGTTATCAGTACCACCTTGGTAACAAGAACCATCGCCAATTGCAATAGATCTATTGAGTGTTGTACCAGTAGCTGCTGCGAAAGCGCCAAGAACAACAGACTGGTTAGAATCAGATACTTGTCTTCCTGCTTGAGCACCAACAAAGACATTATCACCTCCAATCGATAAATCGTTAGCAGCTTGATATCCTATAGCAACATTACTAGTTCCAGAAACAGAGGCGCTTAATGAATATGCGCCTATAGCAGTATTATAATCTGCATTAACTTTTTTGCCAGCATGAGATCCGAAAAAAGTATTGCGGTCTGAATTAACAATATCTTTACCAGCATTATAACCAAATAAAGTATTAGATTCTGGATTAGCACCAAAAGCAGTTCCAACACCTATACCTGCATAAGTGTTTTGCGAAGTATCTGTATTGACACCAGTAATACCGGTAACACTAACAGTAACAGTATTTCCTATAGAAGTAGCAGTTAAGTTATCATTGAAAGCAATATGAGTTGTTACTCCAAGTGAAGTAGAATCCTCGAAAACATTAACTCCAGAAATACCACCACCACCTCCACCTCCGGAGATTGCAACAGCAGAAATGCTGGTAATTCTACCATTAGCATCTACCTCTATCTGAGCAGAATTAGTCGCATTTCCGTATGTTCCTTGAGTAGCTCCTGTTAATGCGGTTAATCCTGCACCTGAACCACCAGCAGTGATGAATCCTACAACTGCATTATCAACATAACCTTCAGTTGCATATCCTACAAGTGCATTATCAACATAACCTTCAGTTGCATATCCTACAAGTGCTCCAGAAGTAATAAATCCTACAACTGCATTATCAACATAACCTTCAGTTGCATATCCTATAAGTGCTCCAGAAGTGATGAATCCAACTAATGCTCCTGTGGTTGCTAATCCTACAACTGCATTATCAACATAACCTTCAGTTGCGTAACCTACAAGAGATGTAACAACACCACTTACACTAACAGTAAAAGTGTCTCCTATGGAAACAACATCTAGATTGTCATTAAAAGAAATGATAGTTGTTATTCCAAGTGAACTGGAACTATCAAAAACATTAATTCCAGAAATACCACCACCACCTCCACCTCCGGAAATTGCAACGGCACTAATGCTAGTAATTCTACCATTAGCATCTACAGTTATTTGGGGAGCGTTAGTTGCATTTCCGTATGTTCCCTCATCAGCTCCTGTTAATGCAGTTAATCCTGCTCCAGAATCACCGGCAGTAATAAACCCTACATTGTTAGTAAGATCTCCAGTATCTGCAGGAATTGTAGGTTTATTACTTAAATCATTATAATTGCCAGAGAATGTAGATCCAGCAGTAATATATCCAGCACCATTAGTTAACTGATTATTGTTGGTGGGAATTGTAGGTTTATTGGTTAAATCAGTATAATCACCAGAGAACGTTGATCCAATTGCAATAGAAACGGTAGCAATACCACTATCAAATGTTGCAGTTACTCCAGTTCCGACAAAGTTAATAGTCGTTGCAGTCCCTACATCCGACCCTTCTTCTTGAACTACAACACCGTCAGATCCACCAGACTGTTCTACCCATGCATAATCACTACCATCCCAACTAAGTACAGAACTTACGCCAACTGTTCCATCTCTATTAAGGTGAGTATCTACATTAGAGTTTGTATATCCAGCATTGCTTACCCAAGTATAATCAGAACCATCATAACTTAAAACTTCATTGACTCCAGCAGATGAAAGATTTAAATGAGCATTTACATCAGTATCTCCATACAAACTTTCTTGAAAATCACTAACAGTAATAGTAGCAATTCCAGATTCAACTACAACTTCACCAACCGCAGATCCTCTAAAATCAATAAGAGTGACACCAGCTCCTACCAGTCCACTTTCAGTTGCTATACCAGTCCCGACAATTGCTGTCAGATTAGTTCCATCCCCAAAATGATTGTATATTTCAGAAAAATTATCATTAATTTTTATACCAGCATCTCTTAGGTTATCACCAGTGTTATCATTTGGTAATGTACCTGTCCCTATACCCTGATATGCCATTATCGTATGAGTTTAAAAATATTTATACCAGGTATCTCCTGGATCTAAGTGAATCTTTTCTTGTCACAATAACTGATGTTGAAATACCAGCATGTCCATTAAGAACTTCTGCATCGTAAGAAACCTGTTTAGATCTTCCTACTAGATTAATTCTTCCCCAAGAGAATTCTCCAAAATAATTTGAAGTTGTTATTCCACCATCATAACCAGAACCACCTGCAGTTTTATCAACAGTAAGGTAAGAATTATCCATAGTAATATTATTAACACTAAAGTTAACAGTTCCAATACCAGTAATAACCGAATTTACTCTCAGTACGTTTGTTGAAACTCCAGCAACTTCTCTAGAAACAACTTCAACTCGTTTTGCTTGATGCACAGTATCAATGAAGTGGGTTGCTATTCCAATTGGTGATGCAGATCCATTATTAGCATATGTGTAGAATGGTGGTCGTTCAAAACCTACATTTGAATTGAAGGTCGTGAAATAGTCACCAACCGATATAGAACTTAGAGTAATTGCTGTTCCAACTAAAGAAGTGTCTCTAAGGAATGAGTCATAAGGAATATGGAAATCAAAGATCATTTCATCAAAATCGCCTATGGTTGTAGTTCCAAATCCAACAATAACTCCATTATCTCCTGAGTAAGAGTCAACAGTAACTTCTTCTTCAGAATGTGAAGGTGGTGCAATAAGAACTTGTGGTGGATTTGTATTTGTATATCCTATTCCAGCATTTGTCAATGTTATAGAAGTCACCGAACCATCAGTAAGAACTGCTGTTGCTACTGCACCCGATCCAACTACATTACCAATCGTTACATCTGGTACTGAAGAGTAACCAGATCCGCCATCAGAAATTGAAATTGATGAAATAGTACCAAGACCAGAAACAATTGCAGATGCAACTGCCCCAGTTCTAGGTTTTTGTGATATAAATTTAACTTTGTTTTGGAAAGACAAATCTGTATCATTTTCGTTTCTACCGTCAAATAAAGGTCTTAAACTATCAACATAGATTGTTGTTGATCCAATTGCAACAGGTTTGATAATATAAGAAATTGGATTAATAATAGGTTCATAGAGTTCTCTATCCTTACCAACAGCAATTTGATTGATAAATTTATCTTCAGTTTGTCTACACCATACAACTGGTCTTTCTAAAGTTACATCATTTGTGATTCCTGGACCATCATAAGTATTTGTCTCAACAAGATCAGTAGAAAGAATATCTTGAACATCCCTTGTTTCTTCAGTCAAATACTTTTGCTGATCTATTGACTTATCATGAACTATTTGCAGAGTATCACCTTTTTTAACTGTATTAATCACATTTCTAAGAATAACATCACTATCTCCCGTTCCTTTATAGAACAAAATATTGATATTATTTCCAACAGCAATTGGTTCAGTAAATGTAATTACACTTCCACCCTCAAATATATAAGATTCTCCAGGAACTTGAAGAATGTCATTAACGAATACTAAAAGAACATCTTGAACCCTAATTCTTGATCCTTTAGCAGAAACGATAGATATTCTTTCAGTATTGAGGAATAATGGGAAATCCTTTCGTTGCCCGTCAATATATTCATCAACATTATCGAGAACTTCGAGAGTTCCTAAAGACCAACCACTGAATTTGTCAGTAGCAACTTCATCAATAGTTACCTGGAATTCTTTGTATGATGATGTAGTCGGAATTCCAGTGGTTCCACCAACTTCAACTGTCAGAATCTCACCATTACCATATGCGTATCCAGTATTTTTAATTTCAAAGTCAATAACACTGGATCCCTGTCCAACAACTACATCAATAGTTGCCTCAGTTCCAACTCCAGCAACAGAGGAGGAACTGTATGTCAGTCTCATATTAGAATAAGATGCTGGTTCATCAAATACAATATCAACTGGTTTACTAACAGTTCCACATCTTGCATAGAAGTGTTCCCGAGTGGAAATGCCAGTGTTTATTTCAAAATTAGTGCTATCAATAACTCTAAGAACAGTTGACCCCTGCGATGCAGGATCAAATCCACTATCGGAGTTATTATTTAATCTTGGTGCAATAAGAACAGGTTGTGCGACTCCACCACTTTGATAATAAGTAGCAACTGTAGAAGTTCCAACATTGACTTCAAATTCTGTAGCACTATTAACTGCAAGAACTGGAGTACCACAATATGCAGGATCAGTTGTTCTTGGATATACATGTGTAGAACCACCATTATCCAAATCACAAGTCATTCCAATACCAGTTAACAGAACATCACTCTTCTGACCACTTGTCGAAAGATTATGTGGACCAGAAGTTGTAACTACCATAATGCCAGTTACATTATTGTACTCAACGTTAGAGATATTAACTGGTTCAGATCCAGTGTAATCGCATGTGAATGCGATTCCAGAAACAATAACTTCTTCATTACCAGATAAACCATGTGAAGTAGAAGTTGTAACTCTAGTAATACCAGTTGTGTTGTCGTAAAGGACATTTGAAATATCGCGTGGAGCATAGAAAACTCTATCTGTTGTGATAGCAACCGAAGTTACATGTCCTTCAGAAATAGAAGCAATTCCAATTGGTATTACTGTTGTACCTGTAGTATCTGGAAGTTGCACTCCTACAGAAAGATTTGTTTGAATACCAGATCTATATCCAGAACCACTATTGCCAATGGACACTGCAGTAATAGTTCCCGCTGAAGATACGATTGCCGTTCCACCAGCAGCAACTAATGGTTGGAATCCAAGTCCTTCAGTGGATGCAACTGAAACAATAACTCCCCCTCTAGGGAAATTGGAAATTCCAACATCAGGTCCTAATGGTGTTGTTTCAGTTCCTTGGAATCTTACTGAAGTAATTCCAGCAGATTCTTCAAGTACATATTGATCAGAAATTCCTGGTGACTGGAAAACATCATTTACAAGAATGATTGCATTTTCATTTTCTATTCCTGAAACATCCGATCCATCCGACTTTAATGTAAATTCATTATTTAATGCATTGAATCCTTGAGAAACATCTTCAAAAACATAATTCTTATAATAAGACTCATTAGTCCCTTGCAGAATACCAGATCTCATGAAACTTCTTCCATGGAAACTTGAAGAAGTTGATAATCCAGTCCAATCTCTTTCATCAGGTTCATTTGTTTCTAGTCCTAATGGAATATTTCCAAAAGGAGCTTCTGAAAAGATAATATCGTTATCGACAATATTATAGTTTCCAACAACTTTAGTAACCAAATCACCAGTAGCACCAACTCCAAGATTTGTTCCTAACCAACCTCTACGTACTCTAATTCTATTAGTGCTACCAATACCAACACCTTCGATCTTCATTATTTCGTTATTAATCTTAACTAAATCTGATCCAAAGAACGAAGTAATTTCATTAAAAGTAATCAAATCATCCAAAATAGTAAGTTCTTTTGAAAGAGTAGTTGTTACTGCCGTTGATACTACTGGAGATTGTATAATATTATCAATAGAAACAAGAACTTTTGCGTTTTGATTAGTTGATATAAATCTATGCGAAGATCCAATTCCAACTTGAACAATATCTACAACTTCAGGTATTGCTTTAAGTGCATTTTCTGCACTGGTCGCAATTTGAATATTATTTTCATCATACTTAACTACATAAAGATTTTCCGCAGGTAAGAATGTTGTATTAGATACGCCAACAAAAGTTGTGGGTGCAATTACGATTGATGAATTTGCAGATCCAACATGAGCATATCTAATTTTTTCACCAGTAACAAAATAATGATTTGGAATAGAGATTAAATTTTGAAGGGTATTAACAATATTTGAATTATTTCCTTCAAAATATCTTTCAAAAATTCCAAGATTTTCATGTTCAAGATAGAATTTTCTCTTAACATCACGTTCAGTTCCTTCATACTCCCCAACTATAGAATTAATTGATGTATTGGTAAAATCTACACCAGATGGGACAGTAGTATCTTCAATTAAACCAATTGCGTTTGTATAAACATTAACTTCAATATTAGCATTTGCAATTGGAGTAAATGTGAGTGAAACAACTCCTTCATTAGAAACTACTGTTCCAAAAGTTCCTAATCCACTAGAAGTTTCAATATTTCCATATTCAACATAACAGGTATCTGCAGTTGTTGTAGACTCTACATAATCATCAACGACAACAATTTCAGATAACTGGCGTTCATTATTCGTAGTATCAACAACTTGAGCAATAAAGTATGCTCCGTCATAATTATTAGAATACTGAGCAACAGGAACTGGTCCAGGAGAAGGTGATGTTGCGATAGTGGTAGTTTTTGCCTCAACCTTTGCTCTACTTAACTCAATGGTTCCAATTCCACTAGAAGTTTCTGTGGCAAGTCCAACGAAAACAGTATTAATAACTCCGATAGCTCCTATTCCAGTTGCTGGATAAAAGTCAATATTTAAATTATCTCCTTTAAAATAAGGATGATATGTTCCAAGACCAGGAGCAGAATTTGATATCTCAGTTGACATCCTTGCAATTTCTAGCATATTGATATCAGAACCATTATGTAGAATATTCAGTTCTTGATATTCAAAATTATTATCTAATCCAGAAGTAATAGAGGTATCTGCGCTGATACTCACTAAAACTTTTGCGGAAGTATATGTATTTGCAATCGATACTATAGTCGTTTTTATACCAGCATTTACATTAACACTGGTGGTATCAATAATTGCTACACCACCTAAACTTGTTGTTCCTGTTCCAAGAAGTGTGTCCTTAAAGTCATAAGAAAGAACACTGACATTATAATCATTTACAGTAAACTTAGTTGGATAGAATTGAAGATTTGCATCTACAGTTCCTGAAGAGAATGAAAGATCAAAAGATCCTTGATCATATGCAGTTTCAACTCTAGCATATTGGTTTATATATCCAAAAATGTCATCATGCATGACATTTACCAACATCATCTGTCTTTGTGCAGTGAATCTCTTGTCTCTTACATAAGTAATAAACTTTCTTGTTCTAATTTCAGATGATCTAAATGAATCAATAATTGAAAACTCAGTTGGTCTAGGATTACTATTAAACTGAGATTGGAAATTGTCAATGGAAAGAACTCTATTACCAACAGATTCAAAGAAATCTATAAGAATTCTATTAGAAAAGACAATCTCATTAGAAACTAATCTAGAAGATTGAGTTCTATTAGTTTCTGTAACTAAATCAAAGTCATGGACACAATGTAAGCTTGCAAATCCATCGAGATTCGTTACTTGTTCAAACGAAGATGAATTTGTCTTAACAGATCCATTATTATCATTAGAAGACTCCATTTGGAGATCTGCAAACTTTTTAAATCCTAAAGTATGATTCAGTGTAGATACAGTTTCATTCCAAGTATCATATGGAACTTTTGACTTAATCGAATATGCAAAATTCTGATAGTAATAACTATCTTGAATTCTTTGAAGATCTGAGTTTAAAGATCCTTTATCGTCTAACCACCCAAGAGTAGTTTTGGACATTGCTTCAAAATTAGCATATGACTCGTATGCTTTGATTGAATTTGCTATACCAAGAACTTTTGAAGAAGTTCCTTCAATTACACTTCCAACAGCAAAGTTATCATTTGAAGAAACTCTAAGAGATGATGTTTTTGAATCCCATCCTTCTACAATACCAGTTGCATTTTCTGATTTTACAACTTCATCAATCGAATAATCTTTAGTAACAAGAATTGTATCAAAAATTGGGAAGTGTTTTTGTGCAAGAATTTTTCCTGTTGAATTAACAGTATCATATGTACCAGGAATTTCTGATTCTTTCAAAAATTCTGACATATCAAAAGTAACATTACCAATTCCACCAAGATTTTCAGTTACTCCAGTTAAAGTGAATAACTTATAATCATAATTTTCAGAGTTAAATCCTTTCCCAGTAGACCCAACACTAACACTCGTATTTTCAATTAAAACTTTATCCCCAACTGCAAATGGGAATGAGTTGATAGTGCTAAATCCTACAGAAAGAGTTGCTGTAGCAATTCCTGAAGAGTTATATGTTATTGTTTTAATACCTACGCCAGCACCACTTTCAGTTGGTATGATCAATGGAGTTACATTACTGATGCCATTAGTATTCTGTAAAATTTCAACATCTCTATTACCAAGAGTTACCTTGAATGCTAAATCTTTTACTACTTTATTTGTTTTGCCGTCAATAACAATCAGTTTTGGTGGAATATTAAATCCTCTTCCAAAAGAAGTTATTCCAATAGATTCTATTGAAGCAAGAGAGTCAATCTTAATAGTTTGTGGGAATAAAACTCTTGGATTTAAAGTTTTATCTGAAGGATAATTAAATCCAATATCCTTGAAGTTTAATTTCTTCAGTCCACCAATATTCTTAGGATCAACTTTAAGAATTGCTCCTTTACCGTTTGAAGTATTAATATTAGAAATTCCTGGTGTTAAGTAATAATTTCTACCTGGATTTGTAATGTCAATTTGAGCAATCTCTCCTGTTGTATGAGTACAATCAGTAATGTAAGAAATAGTTGATGTAGATCCATAAGAAACTTCTTCAGGAACATCACTAAGAGTATATGTAAAACTACTAGCAGAATTAACTGTTATGTCATGAGTTCCATTATATTTACTATCTTTTATTAATAATTTACTTCCAGAAACAACTTCACTATCGGAAATAATTTCAGATTTTACTGCAGGAATATTTCCTTCATAAATGGGATCTAAACGGTAATATAATTTTTCTGGAATCTTATCATTTACTAATAAAGTTGCAGATGCTCCAGAAGTTCCAGATTTACCTGATTTTGAAAATTCAAATACTCCAGTAGATGATGAAGTATTCCACATAGAAGTAAAGTTCTCATCTTCATATAAGTTAAATTCAAATGCGGAATACGTAGATCCTTGTTTTACATAAGATAAAGAATCATCCGATAAATCAAATATTACTTTAGAATTTTTGTAAAGATCAATTTTTGGATTAATTGGATTGATATTGCCATGAGAAGCACTACTAATTCCAACAATTACTGGATTAATTTTCTTAGAATCAGTAAGAGTATTTGAAAGTTTGATTGTATTATTATCAACTTTTACAACATAGTAAATCTTTTCACTAGTCAATCCCTCAGAAGGGGTATCTGATGTATGAATAATTTTATCTCCAGTTTCAAATCCATGCGAATTAAGAGTAATTGAATTTGTTGAAGTATTAACACCTGCGGTAACAAATCCTACAGGATTGACAATTATTCTTCTGTGAGTATCATTATACGATAATGCTATATTCTTAGTATTATTTGGACTTATAGAAACCGTTACATTGTGATCTGGGCTTAATTCATGAGTCTGTGCGGTTGAAACTGTAACAATATTTCTCTGAATTTCTCCAGTTATCGCAGAGTAGTTGGTTACAAAACTATGAGTGTCTCCAGCACCAAAATTTGTGAAGAGCAACGTTGTAGAATTTCTACAAGTCTCAGCAATTCCAACAAATGTTCCAGTAGTTCCGAGTCCAACTCTTACTGTAGAGAGTCCAATTAAATTATTATCGATTTTGGCAACGAATAACTTTTGTCCATCTGCTAAGATTGTTCCAACCCCAACGTTAGTCTCATCTTGAACTATGATTCCACTTCCACCATCTCCAGCAGAATAAGTTAATTGATCACCTGTCTCTAAGTTATGATTTCTTACAAAAATTGATTTGGTTGGTACAAACAATTGGGTAGCCCCAAATCCAGGATTGGAGATAGTTAATGTTGAACCTATTCCGACACCGATAGATTCTGTTGGATTAAAGTAGATTTGTTTATTGAATTTTAAGTTAGAATCTGTTTTAAATCCAGAAGAAATCTTCAGTTTTCTTGGTATTTCGTAGAAATGATCTCCTATCGATAATGTGGTTCCAATTGACCCACTTACTTTTCTTAAAACTCTTATTCTTGAAGACTCAACATCAATATTCAGAACTTTAAACTTCTCAGTTCCAGACTGAAGAATGTCATTCTCTCTAATATGAGGATATCCAAGATTTCCAGTAACACTGAAGTACGTTGTTAATCCAGTAGATCCATCTGTTCCGATTGCGACTGCTGTAGATCCAACACCAGCTAAGGTTAATTTATTAGTAGATATTCCAGCAACATAAGATTTTTCAAGGAAAGAAGATGTTGTAGATAAACCTGAAATGGAAATTATATCTAAATTCTCTATTCCATGTGGATCATTAGCAAAGGCAAAATACTCACCATTTTTTTGTCCAGGATAAAATTCAATATTTTCCAGGATGATTGAGTTAACACTTATAGAACTTACTGTCTTGCCTTTAACTCTACTAATTTTAGCCTGTGCTCCTGTTCCTCCAGTATTAGTATTATCAAAGGTTATAGATTCACCAACTTTATATCCGGTTCCTCCAGTAATAATTCCAACACCACCAACAACACCTGGATTTGTTCCAACAATCTCAGCAGTTTGATTTAATTTATTTGGAACGTTCAAATATGGATATTGAGATTCATCTTCTATTAAATTAATTGGATCTGTATTTCTTCTCCAACCATTTGCTTCCAAATCATAATCATTAGAGTTTGAATCATTGGTAAAGTTAAAATTATTTGGAATTGAATGGTAATTATGTCCAATGACATATGGGAAAGCTGGTTTTTTATAATTTTTAAATACACCAAAAGTTTCTGGAAATCTTCCGTCTATTGTTGTAAAATATGCATAAGTTCCATTTGGATAATCTGGTGTTATGCAAAATCTTCCATTATTTTCATCAAGAACCGAATCACTAGAAGACTTTTTATATACATAGTCTTCAACAAAAAATCCTTCGGGATAAATTGAAGTGGATGGTCTATTAGTCCGATTATCTGATAAGGAATACCCAGACAACATCTGAGTTATAAATCCACCAGTCTTGGATGAATATGCGTAAGGACCATAAATCGGATTTCCATCATATGCAAATCCTAATATTGGTGAATGGTATTTTGAGTCGGATTCAATGCCATTAATTTTTCTTAAATCTTGTTTTCCATATAAAATCTCACCAACTTGATTTACGCTGTAAACCTTCTCTCTTAATTTTCTTGGGGTGTAGATGTGAGTGTATTGAATTTCATTTTTATAAAGACCTTCTGTCAAAAATCCATCATCATCAGTAAATACATTTTCATATTTACTGAATAAGTTTACAGTCCAATTTTGAATATTGCATTTAAACTTTGGAACATTAGTAGTAGACCCAGAAGGGATAACATCAATTACTGTACTATCTTCATCAAATCCAATTCCTTTGTCAATTACAGTAACAGAAACTAATGATCCATTTTCAATGATTGGAGTCAATACTGCTCCAGATCCTTCACCGTCTATAATTAAATCGGGAGTGGAATAATATCCAGAACCACCGTTCAAAACAATGACTTCTTGAATTGAACCTGCACTAACAATTGCCTTTACCTGTGCATTTGATCCAGAATTTACTATAATTTGTGGTTGTCTATCAAAATTTAAAATTTCCTCAGATCCATAGTTAGATCCAGAATTTTCTACATGAACAGATTGTACCGATCCTCTTACAATAGGAAGTAATGATGCTTTAAATGTTTCTGTACCAACTGAAGATATTCCAACTTTTCCAATTAAAGTTGCCGTAATATCAGGATAGTTGAATATATGAGTTCCTACTCCAACAGACGTAATGTCTACATATTGTTTATTTCTGTAGTAAAAGTTGGGATCATTAGATAATCCAACTTCGGATAATTTGAAAGAATTGTCATCGATCTTAGTTAAAATATACTCCGTGCCTACAGAAATTCCAGAAGCAGGAGTATCTGTACATGTATACTTTACCTTTTCTCCAGAATTATAGTCATGGTTTCTAATACTAAAAGAATTTGAGGATGTACTGACTCCAGATACTGCCTGAGCCGTTCTCTTTTTATTTTCGTACCCAGATCCACTGTCTACAATGTTTATTGATTGTACAACTAACTTTTTACTAAAAGATTGTAAAGAGTGCTTTCCTTCACCGTAAGAAGTCAATGATATTGGATTACTTCCATTTAGAGCTTGACTTTCAGTTTCATGAAGTTTTACTGTAAATTCATCTACAGTATTTACATAGTAAGTTGAATCAGTTACTATTCCGGAAACTGCATTTTGTAACTTTGTTCTGTAAATTACTTTTTCTGCATTTCTAAATTTATGATATGTCGAAAATCCAATTGTAGATTGTGTTATATTGACCTGATTAGATTTTTCATCTGCATAAAATTCTGCTATATGGTCAATGGATTTCATATTAACGGAACCAGTGGCTCCTTGACCATTACCACCTTCTATTTTTAAAGTGGGAGTTTCTACATAATCAAAACCCTGGTTTACAATCTTAATATCGGTAAATCGACCAGAAACTGCGAGATGTGCAGATGCTCCGTTACCAACAGCATCTTTAATAACAAGATCTGGTGGATTTACAACATCAACATTCACTCCTTCAGATAGTACATCAATGCTTTCAATTTTTCCATATTTAATGGAATCACTAGATTTGTAATTGAAAATTTCTACACCATTAACAAATATTCCAGTAGCACCTGGTTTGGTTTCAGATCTAGTTCCATCACTTATTGGTGTGGAAATTTTTCTTAAGATGTTTTGCGGTTTTACCGTTTTATCATTAAAAGAAAATGGTATGATACTACTATCAGTAACTGTTGTCTCATTATCTAAAGAAATAAATTTAGACTTATAGATATCTTCTCTACTTTTAGCAAATTTTACTTTACTTTCATTTACTCGTTTGATAAAATACAATCCATCACTAAAAAGTCCTTGTCCACGAACTGTCTTAGTAATTGAATTTCCGAGAGAGTCTATTGTAGATTGAGAAACTGAGTTTGCCTTATAGTAAATAGATTCTCCAGTATGAAATCCATGTTCACTAATTTCAAACTCATCACCTAAAAATGTTCCTGAGAAAATTTTCTCTCTAAGTGTTGAATTTAAAGACTGAGAACCATAATTTGGAATAGATGGTGACGATACCAAGTAATCGTTAGTATTATTTTTATAAATTCTATCAACATCGGTTGAGAATGACTCTACTGATGGGAAAACTGAAGATAATCCTTTAAGAATAGTTCTTTGCAATTTATATGTTAAATTGGTGTCAAGAACTCCCTGACCTTTTATGGTAAAAGATTTTTCTCCAATTATTGTGGAAATATTTGACTCTTTTCTTGAAGAATCTGAACCAATGATTACGCACTTATCGCCAACTCTAAATTGATTTGGTACATTTAGAGTAATTTTATAAGTGTTATCAGAGACATCTACTAATTCAATACTAGAAACTTTATAAACTGGAGCAACATTATAGAACCAATTACGAGTTTTAGGACTTACTTCTGTAAATCCATAACTTGTAATATTTGCAGTAGTACCTCTTTCTAATTCATCAGATACTTCTGGAATTTCAATTGAATTTAAAACTGAGTTAATTCTAACTTCAATTAAACTACCATCTACTGCAGAGTGTCCATATGAAAAAGTATTGATACCAACAACAGCAGTATCAGAAATATTGTTATCTAAATCTGTTATACCAAAAAACTGAGTTGGAGATTTTGAAGTATATGATACTACTCCAGTAGTTCTATTAGAATAATTTACAAATAACTCTCCACTATGAGCAAAACCTACTGTTGATTCGACATCAACAATCGTAGATCCTGCAGAAACATTTCCAATAATTTTTGTAGATGGTTCTACTTTAAAATTACCATATAATGCACCATCTTCTTCAATATCTCTATTGTATCCAGAATCAAACTTTAATCTATAGAATGTTACTCCATATCCAACATTTATTTTTTCTACACTAGTAACTGGTCCATAAGATTTTTGAATATTTTTATCAAACTTATATGGATCTTGATATAATGTAGAATGATCCAGCTCAGAAGGATCACCTGAAATTGGTTCTACAACAAGATCATTAGTAACTAGGTATTGAGCGTTTGATGGAGATACTAAATGTTCTGCCGGTCTGATGATCTGCACATTTTCATTATATAAAGCTTTAAATAAGATTTCAAAAGATCTATCAGTACCTTTACTTAGATAAAAATCTTTTGACTGCTTGAGAAACAGATTTTGATCTAATTTGCCTGCTAATGCTCTATCTTCAAATCCAGGTAAAATTTGATGCTTGGTTTTGAGTAAAAATTCTTTTAAGAATAAACAACTTAAGTTTTTAATGTCAGATCCACTTACATGATCATCAGCAAGAGACTCTTTAAATACTACTTCTTCTTTGTTAATATCACTTCTGTAGGAAGTAATTCCAACAAATCCTCTAACACATCCAGTAAAAGAGAATTCAGTCTTTCCAGTATAAGTTATTACTTCATCACCAATTTGAAGCAAACCATACGAATCTGGGAATCCTAAAGTTCCTGTAGGTGATTTATCAGGATCAACATTAATTACCGTGGTGTTAAAATCTAAGTCTCCAGATAATACGACCGATTCTGATAATCCAGTCGTATTATCAATCTTAATATACCTATCAATATTTTGAATAAGGTCAACAGGTCCACCTTGATACTCTTGTCCAAGATAATACTGCTTTAAAAAATCAGATATTAACGGAAAGTCCTCCCTCACATAAAGAGGAAGTTGATTAGATACGATAGTATTAAACTGGACTCTGGTTTCTGACATTTTATGAATTTATCGTCTTAATATGAACTTGAACCGTTAGATGCTCCACCTGAAGTGGAAACTGTTGTTGTTGCTGCAGTAGTAGTGGTGGTGGATGTATTTGTTGATGCAGTAGTTCCTACTGTATTAGTTATACTTGTATTTGTAGGTCCTCCTGCACGAACTAAATTGCCATTTGGATAACTAGACGAAACAATGTAATTAGATGCAGATGGATCAAGTCCAGATGCAATTTCATCAACAACTGTATCAAAATAACTACTACTAGTATCTAGTTGTAAATAAAGATCCTGCAATCCAACAACATCGTTGGAACTTGGTGATGCTTCAATTTCAATTATTGGACGACCATCTTTTAACTTACCATCAAGAACATTTATTGGATTTATTGTAATAATACCAGAAGCATAGTCAATAGTTCCAACATTTCTTCTTACAATCGTTGGGTCTTGAGATCCAACAGAAGGAAGAGTAAACAAGAATAAACTTCCAGTAATAGCATCACTATTTGGTATATCTGAAAGATATACATTTTGTTGAATACCTGCTATTCTGAATGCAGATGTTTTAATATTGTATCCATTCATACTCTTAATATGGAATGAATTGCCAAAACCAATCTGATATTCCGCAAAACTATTTGTAACTACCCTCAGGTCTCTTCTCATAGAGACTGTGGTAATATTTGATGTGATAGACTCATGACTATCATCAATTATCTTCAAAAACTTACTATACTTAAATCTAGCACCATACTTATTCAATTCAGTAGATTCTGCATAACTATTAGCATTATTTTGAGCAATACTTGAAACAAATGCCGAAGAAGGTGCTAGATTTGAATTGTAGTAGATCTTTGTATTGACTTCCAAGTACAAATATTTCAAATCAAGGATTTCTGGAACAATTCCAGCGACTGCATATTGCTTGAGTTTTGTCTTAATATTTTGTTTGATCAAATTTGGTAAGAAATCCCCAAATCTTGGTTTAATACTGATGAATACCTTACCATACTGCGGTGGAACTAATTCTTCTCCACCAAATACAGAAATTGATTCTGTTTCGGGATAAATTTTTGCTGGAATCAGTGTTTCATAGTCATTTGCCGTCAATGCTCTATTTTGAGAAGCATAAATTCTTGGTGCAAACTTTTTAATTGATTCTACACCTTCAATTGCTTCTCCACCAGAAGCAGGAAGACCAGTAGTTACCAATGAAATACCCGAAGTAATAGTATACTCGATTGCATTTCTTGTATAAGTTAATTGACCTGCAAATGAGAATTGATCTACTCCATTTGCAGAATCTCCACTCGATGTAATGTAATTTGCGGTGATGAAATTATTATTTTCTAACTTTTTACCAAAGATACCATCACCAAATAATAATTCATATCTTTCATCTACAGATTCTTGCAAATAGTAAACTTTTGAGTCTGATTTAATCTGAAAAAGACTATCTTGTAAACTATACTTGACAGATCTAGTTGAATTTTGATTTGGTCTTACTGTAACTGATAATAACTCAGTGTCAATACCAACGTTATTAAGAATAAACTTCTGATTTGGTGTTCTTGAGTTATATGTGAAATTAGATGTAAGGAATGTTCCTTCATAAATGGGTATATCATCAAAAGATGCTATACTATCATAAACAGGAACTGTGATATCATCTAAGATGCAGAAAGTAAATGATTGATTACCAAAAGAACCTTGACTTGTAGCAACAATACCTTTCTTTAAGGTAATTGTGCTTGGTGATGGGGTGATATTCGATGTATCAATGAAGAATGATATAGTTGCTCTTGCTGCTTTTCTTGATCTAGGAAGATATCCAATATTTCTTGCCAATGAAACCACATTTTCTCTTAATGTGGCACTATCAATGAATACCTCATTCGCAACCATGTTTGCGTTGTATGAGGTGATGTAGGTATTATAAGCCAGAACATCTAATATTGATGAAAGGTTTGACCCTTCAAAATCATAATCAGTAAAATTAGAGTTTTCCTTTAGATATTCTCTAAGTGTGGTTTTAACCTGGTCGAAATCCAGGTTAGAGAAATTAGATAATGGCATTTTTTACCTGGTTTGCTGCAAAACGAATTGTAATTCTTGTGGAGGGATATCTGCACCTATTATTTCATAAATGATAGTTGCATCAAAACTATTATTGTCAAAATCTGGATTTATAACAACTTCGACTAAATTTACTCTTGGTTCAAATTTAGATATAGATGATGATATTTGATCTTTTATAATAACTGCAGATATTTCATCAATATTCATGAAGAGAGACTGATTTATATCAGAACCAAAAGATTGATTAAAAAATTTTTCTCCAGGAATTGTAAAAACAATATTTCTTATGGATCGAGCAATTGCATTTTCATTTTTTAGCCCAAGAATATCACCATTCAGAGGATTCCTCTGAAAAGTCATACTGACATCTTTAAAACCACGACTTACCCGTTCTAAAGGCACAAGAATTCTGCGATTATATCTTATTTATCACACAATTTTACTATTCTTTCACTCAAAAAGAGTCTCTGGATTACTCTCTACTTCAAAAATCTCTGTTTCCTGGACAGTATCTCTCTTTTTAGGTGTCAAATCATCATTTGAGATCTCGCGGAGCATTTTTTGATGCTGATGATTTGCTAAATTGTCCAAAAAATCATTCTGAGTTGCCATTTTTTCCTCTACAACGTAGTCTGTTACTAATTTTGTGGTTCCCCACATCTGTTTCATGTATTTTTTGTCTCTATCAACGGGTGAATTTCCCATTTTAGCCTCTGATTTACGTGAAATCAGAACTTTTAGAGGGGTTGCTATCCCTTTTTTATATTTATTGTGTGTCTAGTGGACGACCATCTTGTGATTTGTACATATCTTCTATTGATTCTTGCTCTTTTGCACGTTCTTTTGATGTTTTCCAGAAATATTCATCCTCACGACCCATTCCAAGACGTTCAAATCCATTTTCAACTTGATAATATTGAGTTGAAACCTTGAAATCAGGCATTTTTGGTTCGACAGGTGTCAAACTATTATCATAGATACGCATTCTATTATTAGGATACAATGCATATTGACCATTTTCTAACTCAATAAGGTTATGTGACTTATGTTCTGCAGGATTTTCACTAGTAGCATAATCAACTACCTCTGGATCCTGATGGTAATTGTCTATAGTACAGATATAAGTACCTTTCTGAATACCAAAGTCTCTTGTATACAATTCATAGTCCATACTACCAATAAATTGCTTGGTAACTGCTACTACACCATAATCCATACAATTCCAGAACTGTAGGTTAGGAAGGTCCATATCAGGGCTAGGTGCCTCTGGAGCAGACACAAACGCACTGATAGGTAGTTTATCATACATCGCCGCATATTCTGGCAAATACGTCTCAAAATAAAAAGTGCGTCCAGGTATCGACTTACACGATACCCAAACGCCTTTTACAAATTCACCATGACCAGATTGATGATCAGTGAGATATTCTTTTCTTACCCATACTTCAACTGAAGGTAAGTTGCAGATTAATGCAGCCATTATGTACTAATGTAACTGCACTTATTTAATCACTTACCTTGTCCACGATAACGTTTCTTTTTACCATTACGAGAGGTCGCAGAAAGCAACGTATTTTGTGACTTTCCTTGACGAGTCTTTTTCGGGGCACTAGGTACATAGTTACCACCTTTCAGCATTGCCATAACTTAAAACTCCTTTAATACGAGATACGAGGTGGAGAGGACTCTAACCTCCCCTGTAATCAATTATATCAGATAACCCGAGTCTTTTCGTGACCAACCCTGATACGAGGATCGCACCAAATCTCAAAGCCTTTCTCTTTGGCATCAAGACAGAATGAGACATCCTCACCACACATGTCCTGTACGTTACCAGACTCAAAGACTTGCATCTTAGGTGCAAACCAAGGATACTCAAGATTCTCAAACACTCCCTTCTTGATCAGTACCCAACCAAATCCTGTATAATCAACAGTAAATGGTTTACGACGTTTACCAATAGAATCTAAGGTCTCGTGATTCATGACTCCACCATTACTGCGGAAGTCCTCTTCATCCAACCAGTGTGCGACAGAGGTTGTGTGTCCGTCCTCCGTACAATACCACCCTGCCGTAATTTCACGTTCTGTGCCATCTTCAGAAACAGCAAGATCACACAACTGCCAGAACTTGTTAGAGTCAAAGACAATATCCGAGTCAATCCACAACTGATAATCATATTCCAATTTACCATCCCATGGAATTTGATTCGGTCCTCGCAGTACATTTGCACCCAAACACTTACAACGTGCAAAGTTAACCATAGAAGAGTAATCCTGACTAATCTGAATACTCATTCCATTCTGTACCATATCAAAGCACAATTGTACGAAGTTCTTCAGAAACGTAAAAGAACATCCTCGTCCTGGAAGGCAAAATACAATCGTCTTACCTTTCATCCTTTCCTTAATCGCAGCAATATCCCAATCTTCCTTTGGTGCCTTCTTGGGGGCTTTTGCTTTTACAGTAAATCCTTTTGCCATAAGTCTTAGAAACTTCAGTTCAATTCTATCAGGTTATATGTAGGGTGTCAATATCGAAAACCTTGATCGGTTTTCTCTACTTATCAGTATGAATCTGCACCATCTGGTTCCTTTCGGTTTTCCGAATAATATTCATAGGTGCGAATACATTCCTCATATGATAAATCCTCAAGTTCATAATCAGTCTTCATTAGACCAACCATTCCCTTGAGGGTTTCCCATGTATTATTAAATTGTTCCTCATTAAGATTGTTATATAAACACTCTTTCTTTGCGTAAATGTGATAAACCTTTTCCATAAA